AACAACTGGTTATATGACTTGTATAACTTAGGGCAAGCGGGTACTGACCCTGATTGGAAGTCGTGGCACTTCACCACTGCTGACAATCCCTTAATTGACCCTGCTGAGATTGAGTCAGCCAAGAAGACCATGTCAAGCTTTGCTTTCAAGCAAGAGTACATGGCATCTTTTGACAATGCTGGCTCTGATGTGTTTAAGGAGTCTTGGTTCAAGTATGGTGAGGAACCAGAGCAGGGGTCTTACTATGTAGCTGTGGATTTAGCTGGCTTTGAAGAGGTTGCTAAACAGGCGGCTAATGCCAAGAAGAGGTTAGACCAGACTGCCATTGCTGTGGTCAAAGTTACTGATGATGGCAAGTGGTTTGTCAAAGAGATTGACTATGGTCGCTGGGACATTAGGGAGACTGCAGCAAAGATATTGTTAAAGATGCGTAAGTACCGCCCCTTGGGTGTTGGCATTGAGCGTGGTTCGTTAAAGAATGCTGTGCTGCCTTACTTGTCAGACCTGATGAAGAAAAACAATGTTTATTCGCACATTGTTCAAGTGACTCACGGGAACAGGAAAAAGGCAGACAGGATTATTTGGAGTTTGCAGGGTAGATTTGAGCATGGGCGTATTGTGTTGAATTCTGAAGAAGATTGGACAGAGTTCAAAGATCAACTCTTGATGTTCCCAGCTCAAGGCGTACATGATGATTTGCCTGATGCTCTGTCTTACATTGACCAGTTAGCGGTTACCACTTACTTTGAAGAAGACAATTCTGATGAGTGGGAACCGATGGATGTGATTGCGGGCATATAAATGGCAACAATGGGTAATGCAGGGCAAGGAATAATTAAGGGGTTGTTTCCTGATTTCCTTGGTTCGTCTGAATCAAACCCACTTGCACCATTTGGATTGAGACATTCAAACTCTTTATTTGACCAACCTGAAATAAAAGGCCGTGGTTACATGGGCGTTATGCCTACATCAGTGGGTGAGCCAATGACAGAGTTGTCATCTTCCTTTGAGATGGATGGTCAAACAATACGGCATCCTTTGGTTGTTCCAACATTGTTACCCCAAGAAATTGAATTGTCGCGTATGGGTGGAGAGCCAACACCTGAGATTTACCAAAAGGCGCAGCAGTTTGCTTTGGGTCGTATTCAGCAAGGTCTTAGTCCATTTGCAACACCTCAAGATTTAAGGATGTCGCCCCCTGAATCAACACCGATGTATTCAGACCTGTTTGGTAATTCCATCGGTTCATCTATAAGGTAAATATGGCCACAGATAAATTAGAACAAAACGAATTTTATGAGCCTACAGATGCTGATAAAGAGTTGACAGCATTTGTTGTTGACCACTGCGAGAAGTGGCGAGATTGGCGAGACACCAACTACTTGCCCAGCTACCTAGAGTACGAGCGCATCTTCCGAGGCCAATGGGCATCAGAAGACAAGACCCGTGAGTCTGAGCGCAGCAGGATTGTTACCCCTGCGACTCAGCAAGCCGTTGAGACTCGCCATGCTGAGATCATGGAGGCGATCTTTGGTCAAGGCGACTTCTTTGACATTGAGGACAACATCCAAGATGTGAATGGCAACCCCATTGATGTTGAGATGATAAAAATTCAGTTAATGGAGGATTTCAAGAAGGACAAGATCAGAAAAGCCATTGACCAGATTGAGTTGATGGCTGAAATTTACGGCACTGGCATTGGTGAGATCGTGGTGATGGATGAGTCTGAGTATGTCCCCTCTACTCAGCCTATCCCTAATATGCAGGGTCAAGCAGCTATTGGCGTGATGGAGAAAAAACGCATTGCTGTCAAGATCATGCCTATTAACCCAAAAAACTTTCTGTTCGACCCAAATGGTACGAGCGTAAATGATTGCCTTGGGGTGGCTATAGAGAAATACGTCAGTATTCACAAGGTTGTGCAGGGAATGGAGCGGGGTATCTACCGCAAGGTGGACATTGGTACTGCGGGTGAAGATTCTGACTTAGAACCTACTCAAGAAATTAGCCAGTACAAAGACCAAAAGGTACTTTTGTTGACCTATTACGGGCTAGTACCCCGTGAGTATTTGAACAATCTCAAAGAGAACCAAGACATTGTTGAATTGTTTCCTGAGAACTCAGTAGCAGATGATTATTCAGACATGGTGGAAGCAATTGTCGTCATTGCCAACGATGGTATGTTGTTGAAGGCTGAAGAAAACCCATACATGATGAAAGATCGGCCTGTAGTGAGTTATCAGGATGACACAGTGCCAAATCGCTTGCTTGGTCGTGGCACTTGTGAGAAAGCCTTCAATATGCAGCGTGCAATTGATGCCCAAACTCGCAGCCACTTGGACTCACTTGCACTGACAACATCGCCCATGATTGCAATGGATGCAACCAGACTGCCAAGAGGCATGAAGTTTGAGATAAAACCAGGAAAGGCTATTCTCACAAATGGCGCACCTAGTGAGATTTTGTATCCATTTAAGTTTGGTCAAACTGACGCAAACAATCTTGCAACTGCCAAAGAATTTGAGCGAATGTTGTTGCAAGCAACTGGGACATTGGACTCAAACGGCATGGTTTCTCAGTCAAGCCGTGATGGTGGTGGGATGTCGATGGCTGTGGCTTCAATCATCAAGAAATACAAGCGTACTTTGGTCAACTTTCAAGAAGATTTCTTGATTCCTTTCATCAAAAAGGCTGCTTTTCGCTATATGCAGTTCGATCCAGAGCGTTACCCTTCTGTTGACATGAACTTCATACCTACTGCAACGCTAGGAATCATTGCTCGTGAGTACGAACAGCAGCAATTCATTGGTTTGTTGCAGACCCTTGGCCCGAATACTCCTGTGCTGCCAGTGATTCTCAAAGGAATCATTGCAAATTCAAGTTTGACAAACAGATTCGAGATGATGGCAGCACTTGATGAGATGAGCAAGCCTAATCCAGAGGCACAGCAGATGCAACAGATGCAACAGCAGTTGGCATTGCAAGCGGCACAGGCAAATATTGCTGTTCAGACCACTCAAGCAGAGCAAAACAAAGCAGAAGCTATCAAATTGTCAGTTGAGGCGCAGTTGTTGCCGCAAGAAGTACAGGCAAAGAATATGTCAGCAATGACCAAAAATCTTCCTAATGAAGATGACCAAGCCTCTAGAGAGTTTGATAAGAGGGTCAAGATTGCTGAATTGATGCTGAAAGAAGCAGACATCAAGAACAAATCAAAGATTGTTGAGTTGCAAATGAATAACGCTAAGAGCAACGTAGTAGACATGGAGAATGATTTTCTCCAAAACTTGAATCAGGAGTTGGCAAATGGCAATCGATAAAATCTTCAATGATAAGAATGTAGATGGCATTGCGGACAATATCTTTAATGCAGTGAGTAACTCTGTGTCCGAGGTTAAGCAAATGCAGCAACGCAAAGCTGCTGAGAATGCTCAGATGGTCGTGCAGTCTTTAAAGAAGATCGACACCGACATTCGGGAAAAGTTTGACAACGTAACAGATGTTCTTGAGAAACGCATCATCACCATTAAAGATGGTCGTGACGGGTCTAGCGGTAAAGATGGGCGGGACGGCAAAGATGGTAAGTCAGGTAAGGATGGTTTGAGGGGTGACAGAGGCCCAGCAGGAGTTAACGGACTCAATGGAGTTGATGGCATCGATGGTGTGTCGGTTGCCAACGCAAACATTGACTTTGATGGCTCTTTAATCATTGCACTGTCTAACGGCAAAGAGATTAATGTAGGTGAAGTTGTTTCGACAGACTTACAAGAACGAATCAAAGTTATTACCAGTGGCGGTCAAGGCGGTAGTAGCGGTAGTGGCACAGTTACAAGTGTGGCAACTGGCACAGGTTTATCAGGTGGCCCGATCACCACTACTGGAACTATTGCTTTGGCTAACACTGCTGTAACAGCAGGAAGCTACACATTAGCTAGCATTACTGTTGATGCTCAAGGTAGGCTTACATCTGCTGCAAACGGCAGTGCTGGCAGTGGCACAGTTACTAGTGTTGCTCTTTCTGGTGGTACAACTGGACTGACTGTAA